CGTTGGTGAGACCTGACCCTTCGAGGAATCGCCGCATAGCCGGCTGTGCCCCGATGGTGGACCTTGAAGCATATGCTGCCGCTGTAGCCACCTAGTCACCCCTTCCCCCTCCGCAAAGCGGAGGCCTTCCCTGATGAACCTAGACATGGGGCTTCGTCAGAATTTTGCACCCTGTGCCACTTGCTCATCAAGTTCTTCATCAGTCATTCCAAAAGCCTTCAGCTCTTCTCGGGTCGGCGTTATAGCTGAGATTTTGGACGCCTGACTACGTTGACCGCTTGGAACTTCGCTTATCGCTTGACGAAGCTCTTGACGATTTCTCTTGTCCGCCGCATTGACGGTAACAGCAGCCCGAGCCTTCTGAGCTGCGTGTAGCAAGGCGCCCTGATAGGCAGCCTTGTTTATCTTCATCAAGATTACATCACCGTTGATGTACTTTGTCCCGCCGTCACGGGAATACAACCCCAGTTTCTCAGGCTCCGCTAGATCAGCCTCAACCACGGGAGCGTAGCCTTGAACCTTGGCCTGTTCGTAGCGCAAGCCACTCTGCTCCCCGTTGTTCTTGTAGAGAGTGTGAAGGACCCAACGAGGCTGCAACATAGGGTTCTTGAGCCTCACATTCATGAAATCTGCTGTGACAAGAGGTTTTGCGATGATCTGCTCATCTTCCACAGCAACCGCTCCGCCGCTCTGCTTCGCAGCAATCTTCTGGGCTGTTGCTGCCAATGTTGCAGCAGCCAGCTTAACCGCTGCTGTGTCGATCAAAGGCTTCGCCACATTTGCACTTGTGAGTGCGGGGCCTGCCGTTGTATCAGCCATGATAAATCACCATCTCTTTCCGAGAGGCAAGAGCCTCTTCAGGCTTCAAGCCATACTTGGCCGCAAGCCTTGCCTCGTCGTCTGTGAGTCTGTCAGATGGAGGCGCTGTACGACCAGGCCCAGCGTCCTCTGAGCCCTCAGATGCCTCTGCGAAGAAGTCAGTCCTGTCTTGAGCTGCCTTGGCAATGTCTGCCATGTGCCTCCCCTTCACCACGTCGAAGGCAGTACTCCACGCAAGTGGAGAGGCTTGATTCTGAGGAGGCTCCTTCTTCATAATCTCCCTCAACTCAGGACCGTACTTTTTGAACAGAGCCTTCTCCACTGGGTCTGTGACTCCATTGGTGAAAATCATCTCGCTCTGGGCTGCGCCCATTGCAAGCATAGCCCCATACATGGGGGCGGCGCGCTGATTGAACGCTGCATCCTCATCTTCGAGGAAGGAGATTGGGGCAGCTCGCCCCTCATTGCGCTTGGGCTCCGCAAGAGGCACTCTTGCCTCCAGCTCTGAAAGTCGTCTCTTCGTCTCTTCAAATTCAGAGAGCTGACCCTTCGTAGCCTCAAGCTCTGATTTTAGAGTTGCGTGGCCCTGCACAGCCTCAACAATTTGCTCAGGTGTCAAATTGCGAAGCGCCTCAGGCACCTCTTCTTCCCTCTTGTTTCCCCACCATGGCATAAGCCGCCTCCCGTCGATTTATTTGGTCTGCTTCTTTAGATGCTGCACAACAAGTGCTTCGAGGCCCAAAATCCGATCAAGCCTTGCTATCTCTCCCTGCGCCCGATACATCACATGCACATCTGAGGCTTCTTTGAGCTGCCTGTCAGGACTTTGGCGCTCCGCCAAGAGCCACTCGAAGAATGTTTTGGTGCGGGGGTCTTGGAACCATGCCCTCATCGAGGGGGCCTTGTCAAGAATTATGTCAAGATTGGTCATATGACCCCCCCTCCACCAGCAGCTCCGCTGGGAGGTGCAGCACCGTTGTTTGGAGGAGGAGCCCCCTGAGGAGTCCCTGCTGGACCAGGTGGCTTAGGAGCCCCTCCTCCTCCAGGCGCGGCAGACATTCCACCAGGCAATGCCCTTTGTGGGGCTTGGGGCGCTGCGGCAGCCTGTACTTCAGGAACATATCTCTCCACTTCGTCGTAGCCGAAATGTCTAAACACCGACTTCATCAAGGTATTTGCGGCTTCGATGGAGTCGTTGAGGTACTGTTTCATCTCAGGTGGAGTGAATTGGTTGGATGCTGCTTGAAGCATCTGCCCAATCATCTGGTAGTGCTTCTGCATCAACCCCGAGAGCATGATGTCAGCTTGCTTTTCAACTTCTCTGTTGACTGAGGCTGTGGACGCAGAGACTGGGAGGCATATCGCCTTGTCACGTATTCCCTCGAACGCAGCCTGAATAGCTGGTCCGTCAAGTCCAAATTGTCTTGGACGTGTGCCAAGCCCAAACTCCGCATACTGCTTTGAGAGCAAACGGCCCAATTTGGTATGTGCATATCTTATATCCGTGATGTTGAGGTCAGTGCGTGTGTTGCCTTCCTGAAGGAGAGAGAGCGTGCCCATCGCGCTGTAAACTCCACGTTTGGACATCACCCCTGAGCCCATGCCTTGTATGGGGGCTGAGACGCCACTACGCTTCTCGGCCAGCTCCAGTGACATCCTCTCCTCATCAATCATCATGGGGGAGACCTGCCCAGGCGAGAGGCCCTCGATGTCGCCTTTCTTTCCTGGGAGAGTGGCACCCGGGAACACTCTGTAGCCCTTGTCGAGAATTGCATCCGGGTCCACCCGCCATGTCATCGTGTTGGCAACAGTGGAGTTGTCACGACGCTGATTGTGAATCTGCGAGATTTCTTCTTGAAACATCCCAAGGGTCTCACAGAACCCGTAGCCGTAGAAGTAATCATCTCTGTAGAAGAGGCGCGCAGCCAAAAACACCTCGTCAGGGTAGTACTGATAGTATGCGCGGAGGAGTTTGTTGTTCTTCTCGTTGTACCATGCCATACATCGAACAAAGCGCCCACGATTGACGCGGTACTTGAAATGGCATTCGTAGATGTGGTATTCTTCGAAGCCGTAGGTTGCGCTGACCTGTGCCCCTGCGTCAGTCTGCTGCATCTGAGCCACTGCATCAGGCGAGGTGAGGTCAGGCTTCCCAAGAATCTCCTTAACTTTGGCCTTGTCGTAGATGCCCCTCCACGCCCGCTCCTCAAGCGCAAAGCGGCTCAATCTGATTCTGTGGGCCTTGAAATCCGCAGACTCAATAGTCTTGTGAACTGGGGACATCAAGAAGTCATTGAATGGGAGTTTCTCAGGTCGCGGCCCCTCGTAGGTGATGTCTGCGTAGGGCTTCCCAGTCCCGTCACCTGCTGGAGCAATCTTGTCCTCAATCTCCGTGATCCACGGGCACTTCAAGACAGAGGTGCCATAGCGAATGGCTTCCCCAAACCATTCATGATACACTCGATAGAGATCGAGTTCTGTGGGCTCCAACCCAACGTACTGCATGAACTCCTCAAAGGCATTCTTGAACTCAATGGCCTTCTTGGGGTACTTGCCTATGAGTCGAGCTGTCCACAGTGGGCTTGTCTTGATGATGGCGTTCATCACCCGAGCGAGCAGTGTGTCACAATGAATGGCGGTGACCGGGACAACGAGGTTGGAGGCGCCATGCCATGGGAACTCCCGTGTGGACTCAGCAGGCGTAGCCTCGTAAGCCTTGCGCCACTGCACAATCCTGTTCTCGTGAAGGTCGGAGAGGCCGCTCTTGAGCCCACGAATACGTTGGCCCAAGTAACGACACAGCCTCTCCTCAGCCTCACCACTCAACGGGATTTTGATCTGCTCAAGCAAAGTGCTCCTGTCCGACTTAAGCTGTCTGCGTGACGACGGGCTGCGTGACTACTGGAAACGTGTTGAGGATAGTCACCACGGCCTGAGCGTAGGTGGCAATCTTGGCCTGAGCTGCTGCCGTCTCCAGTCCCTGAGCGGTCAGAGTGGGTAACAGCTTCGATTCGACCATTGAGATGACATCAGCCATCTTCTGTGCACCGGTGCCAGTTTCCTGGCCGACCACGGCCCATGAGGCCTCAGTCTGGGCGACGGCCGACACGACGATAATGAACTCCGGGCCAATCGCGGGGAAGGCTAAATCCACTACCGGCTCGACCAATTCGGCACCTTCGACTGCCAGCGGAAGGGCTTTCTCCGCGATGAATTTTCCGACGCCCTTAGCACCGGATGCAACCTTATCCAGAAACGCAACGAACTTGTTTGCCATGATTCCTCCGTTATTTGTCTGATTTGGTGATGACCTGCATATCGGAATTTAATTCCTTCTCGGCTTCGGCCTGGGGAAACACAAACATCATGCCCTTCAGGTTCGGATCGCGCCTGATGAAGTAAACCAGTACGCAGGCCGCTGCGACCATTCCTGACCCGAGCCCGAGGACTAGCGCATCGCTCGCTGGCATCTTGGTGATGCTTGCGACCATTGTTGTCCCCGCGATAAACAGGAATGAACCCGCCATCGAAACCGCGAGCTGAAACAGCAGGCGCATCCATGTCTGATAGACCTTCTGCTGAATCTTGCCGAGAAAGTAGGTCGCTAGCGCGTCGAAAGGATTGGGCATATCTTATTTTCCTGCCGAGGCTCCTTGGTCGCGCTGCGCAGCAGGTTGAATCTCTGCTGCTGTTGGACCAAACAGCGAGCTATCGTGCATCGCTGCGCCAATCACGGCCATCAGGACTGCAACCGCTATGTGCTTGGCATCCATATTGCCTGCATTGGCCCAAGCGTAGAGCCCAGCACTGGCCAGACCCACTACTGTTGTTTTCCAACTGCTGGCTACATTATTCATGCGCGACCTCCTTTTAGGGCGTCGCCAATTAGACCACCATACCCGCCGCTCAAATAACCTCCGTAGCTGTGCGCAGCCGTATGGACGCTGTAGGGCTGCGCGATCTGCCGAGACATCTGCTTGTTCTGCCGCAACATCGCATCTGCAACTTGAGCGTTCATTGGAGTGCGGAGGAGCTGAGGCGCATACGCAAGCGCGTCAAGCTGATCGCAATATCGTCCACGAGGAAACGTGGTGTACTCCCCAAGAAAGTCCTGTTGCTTGCGCTGCATGAAGAAGCGACCAAACTCAAAGATTGGGCCGAGGATGTTGCGTATGCGCCACTCCTTCTTCGTGGTGATCTCCCCATCTGGGCCCTCAACCTCCCCTTTGAGTTCTGTGATGTTGATGCGCCAGGGGCGCACTGTGTTCAAGTATTTGATATGAGGGAGGGCGAGGCTCTGCCCCGCGCATGTCTCGAAGCCCACTTTCTTGCAGCGCCACTTCTCCGCCATCGCGTAGATTTTGTTGAAGAAAATCTCGTGACTGGAGGACTGTGCCCATGTGTCAAGAAGGTAGTAGTTGCCCTCAGGACTGATCCCCAGCACTACGATGGCATGGCGACACCGGCCTCCGGCCGTGTGAGTGGGATCACACGCCATGGCGACACTGAGCCTCCTGTAGGGGATGTCCTTCCTAATGAGGCCATTTGCAGATTCATGCACCACAATCACCGAGGCATCACTGTGATCCTGCTCAAGAGTGAAGTAGTTTAGGTACTCATCCTTAAAGTCAGCATCCTCTGG